GGAGCCTCTCAAAATTGGGAAACCTCCGATAGCTGTACCTAATAAAGATACTGAGGCGCCACCGACACCGCCTGAGTTCGACCCAAATGCGCCTGTTGTTTAACAACAAGTGGTTTGACGGAGAAATAGTTCCTATTTCTCCGACTTTCCCTGGCGGTCTACCTCCTATTGGAAAAGGCTTTGAAATCTATGAACGTGTCGGTTATGTAGATAAAAAGAATAAAGATATCAATAAGAGATTGAAACAACCATTTGGTGAAGTTATCGAGCAGTATAATGTCTATAAAGATATTATCAACAAACTTATTCCTGCTTTCGATCCTCTTCTTCATGAATTTGATAGGAAAGAAGTGATGAACTCTACTACTGCTCTGTCGATTGCCCGAGTTACTCATACCGATTTAGATGAGTTAGGTTCATTGGGTAGGAATACTGATTTTACCTATCCCGATGAAGTCGTCGCAGCTGTTAAGCAATACTATATGAGCGTAGGCGGTGAGATTCCCACTACTATTACTCTTCCAAAAGGTAAGAATGCAGCTTATCCGCTTGCTGTTCCTGGTATGCACCGTGAAGCTAATAATGTAGCTGTCGGATTACAAGGAGCGATTGCTGTAGCAGCCCGTAAGAACGGAGCTGGTCTTAGAGAAATGGGTAGATTTCTGGAGACCTTTCATGGTGAATTAATTACTGTTTACGGTGAAAGACGTCAACATACCGGGAAAGTGATGCCAATGTCTACGGATGTAGGAGAACGGTTTTCGACTAACTTCGAACCCCGAGTTAGAGGTATATACATGTCACCTAAATTTTGTGTGGCGTATAACCGACGTACCGTTAAGAAAGCGTTGTCATGCTTTCTTAAATCATCTATTCATATTCAAGATAGACCAACTATTGAAAGAAGGATTAATGCTGCTGTTACTAAAAAGTGGCAAGTACTGGCTCTAGATTGGTCTAAATTTGATCAGCACTTCGGAGGGAAAAGAGGGAGACAGGTTCTGCAGGTGATTCATGATTGTTTTGCTGTAGATACGACGTACGACGATCTTTTGTATGAATTTGAAGCTCCCTTGGTAACTTTTCGACAAGGTAAACCTTATATTAATAAGACAGTTCCAATTCTAATGTCTGGTGCAAGTTTTACAAGTGCGTTAGGATGTGTAGGTAATGTGCTCACACTAATTACTATGCTTCATTTGGTGACGAAACGATCACCAGCGGATTTGTTGAATACCATGGGCAAAGAATGGGATTATTTAGCCTGGGGTGATGATACTATTTTAATGATGCCTAATTCTTTTGCTAAAGTTGAAGACGTTCTTAAATCTGCTGAGAGTGTTAAGATGTCCGCGGATGTTGAACCAGCTATCAGGTATTTAGGTTCCATCTACGGTGATGGTCCTAATTATAAAGGTATACCAAAAGGATATCTACTAGGAAGAGCTATTCAGCAACAATTCTTCCCTGAAAGACCAAAGCTTTACCCATTCGGTTTAATAGGGTACATTGCAAGATTGGTTCTGATGGGTGAATCGAAAGGGAAAGAATTTCATGCTCAGATGCGTCATTTTTGGAAACCTGAAGTCCTTGGTAAGGATTACTTCAGATTCGAAGATAAGATAAATGTTTTAAACAAAACCGTTCCTCTAGTTGAAAAATATTCAGCAAGGGTGGCGGAGTTGGATGACATTCTTATGACGTTAACTCACGGAGTAGGTGAAGATGCCATTAATCTAGATGTTGATATCGGTGATTTTAAAGAATTAATCGGTTTGACACAGGTAGATGTTACTGATCCACTCAAATTTATGAAAGATAAAAACAAACATGTATCACCTGGTTTTATAAATCTATTAACAAGATTTTTAGATGGTGATTTACATGTCTATAAACTACTGATTACTCAGTTCGCCCTAGAGCACAAACTAGAATGGCGACCTGGTGATCTAGTATACTAGGGAAGCTTCGGCTTCCCTTTTTAAATCTCTAATC